CGGCATGAGCCGCCTGTCGCCGCTCATCTACGAGGTCATGGGCGACAAGGCGGCCACCGCCCACAAGCTGAAGTTCTACGAGAACGCGGCGACCGCCAACCTGATGGTCAAGTCCGAGTTCAAGGATGCCGCCGCCTTCGAGAAGTTCGTCGACACCATCGAGTCCAAGCACAAGGGCGTGAGCAACGCCTATCGGACGATGTACCTGATGTCGGGCATGGACGCCAAGGTGCTGGGCGCCGACATGGTGCAGATGGACTTCAAGGCCGTCCAGGGTGCCACTGAGACGCGCATCGCCGCCGCCTTCGGCGTGCCGCCCGTCATCGCGGGCTTCAGCGAGGGCCTCCAGGGTAGCTCGCTCAACACCGGCAACTACTCGGCCGCCAGGCGCCGCTTCAGCGACCTCACCATCCGCCCGCTGTGGCGCAACTTCTGCGGCTCGCTGGAGTCCATCGTGCCGCCGCCCAGCGGCGCGCAGCTCTGGTACGACGACCGGGACATCGCCTTCCTGCGCGAAGACGCCAAGGACCGCGCCGAGATCGCCCAGACGCAGGCGGCCACCATCCGCCAGCTCGTGGATGCCGGCTATCTGCCCGAGTCCGTCGTCAAGGCCGTGCTCGCCGAGGACTACTCGCTGCTCAAGCACTCGGGCCTCTTCAGTGTGCAGCTCCAGCCGCCTATGCCCGACGGCCCGCCTGAGCCCGTCGACGTACCCGCCGAGCCGACCAACGGCAAGACCACGATGCCCATGAACGAGGTACCGAGCCCATGACGGAACTCTTGCGGCGGGACTTCACCGCCGAGCTGCATGTTCGAGATGCGCCCGACGGCGAGCCGCCGCTGCGCATCATCGAAGGCCTCGTCGTGCCCTACGGCGTCCCCGCCCTCGTCGCCGACCGCGATGCGGCCGGCGCCTTCGGCAAGCCCTACAAGGAGCAGATCGCCCCCGGTGCCGCCGATGGCATCGACCCGGCGAAGGTCACGCTGGAGTCCAGCGAGCACAAGGGCAAGCTAGTCGGGCGTGGCCTGACGGCCGAGTCCACCGATGCGGGCCTGCACATGGCCCTCAAGGTCTCCAAGACCCCGGCCGGCGATGAGCTGCTGGAGCTGGCACGCGATGGCGTGCTGACCGGCATGAGCATCGTCTTCCGGCCCATCAGCCAGCGGTCTGTCCTCGGCGGCATCGTCGAGCGCACGGCCATCGACATCCGCCGCGTGGCGGTCCTCGAGCGTGGCGCCTACGAAGACGCCCAGGTCACTGCCGTTCGGGCGGATCCCGACAGCCAGCCGCCCGATGCGGCGCCAGCCTCAGAAGACAGGAGTCCCGTCGTGACTGACGAGAAGACCTACACGACGCCCGAGGACCGGGCGTCCCGTATCAAGGAGCTCACGGATGGCCTCGAGCGCCAGGCCGTCGAGTATCCCGGCGTCATGCCGGCGGAAGCCAAGACCCGCTGGGATGCTGACAACAAGGAGCTCGAGCAGCTGAAGGCTGACGCCGTGGCGTGGGAAGAGCGTCAGGCCAAGGTCGTCGACATCCTCGCCAGCCGGCCCGAGGCCGTGGAAGCGGACAAGAAGCGCGTCATGGTGCCGCCACCCGGTGCCATCACCCGCGATCCCTTCGAGTTCACCACTGGCCGGGGTCCAGAGGAGACGCTCGAACTCTACCGCGACGATGCCATGCGCATCACGGAGAAGTTCCGCTTCCCCGACAGCGTCGACCGGCAGCGATCGCAGGACCGCATCGCCAGCCTGCTCGACTACAGCGACTCGCCGAACAAGGAACTGGCCCGGCGCATCAAGGCGACCGGCTCACCCGTCTATCGACGCGCCTTCGAGAAGATCCTCAAGGCCCGCGGCGAGACCTACGGGCTGACCCCCGAAGAGCAGCGCGGCACGGCCCTCGCCGTGGGCGTGGATGCCACCGGTGGATTCACTGTTCCATTCGCTCTGGACCCGACGATCGTCGCCATCGGCTCCTGGTCGGGTGCCGTGAACCCCTACCGCCGGGCCTGCCGGGTCGTCGACATCGTCGGCACCGACACCTGGAACGCCATCACTTCGACCGCCGTCGTGGCCACCCGCACGACTGAGGCCGCAGCCTCCATCGAGCAGGGCCCGACCTTCGCCCAGCCCCAATACATCGTGACCCGTGTCCAGGGCCAGATCACCGCTTCGTTCGAGATGTTCCAGGACCGTGCCGATCTGGGTGGCGAGATGGCTGCCCTGATCGCCGAGGCCAAGGACAACGAGGAAGAGAACTCGATGGCCGTCGGCGCGACGGCTGCCGCCAACATCGGCGTCGGCCCGGTGTCAGGCACCTCGGGTGCCTACACCGCCGTCGCTGGCGCCGGCTCCGGTGTCCTCGCCGAGGGCGACTTCACCGCGACCGAAGCAGCGCTTCCGGTGCGGCATCGCTTCAACGCGCAGTGGTTCATGAACCGCGTCAACATCCGCAAGGCTCAGTCGCTCGAGACGACCGGCGGCAAGCTCTTCGGCGGGTCGCAGTACCCGTCCGTGGGCAACGTCCTTGCCGATCGCGCTGGCAACACCGGCCTGACCCTCCTGGGATATCCGGTCAACGAGTCACCCTCGCTGCCGGTGGCCACGACCACGACCATCACGGCCGCGACGCTCTGTAACGTCAGTTCCTACGTGATCGTGGACAGAATCGGCCTCTCAGTTTCGTACATCCCCTTCATCGTGAATAGCTCCGGTCTGGCTACCGGCCAGCAGGCGCTCTACTTCATGTATCGCAACACGGCCAAGCCGATCAACGTCGACGCCGGCCGCACCCTTCGCTTCCTCTAGCAGCCTTCAGCGGGGCGGTAGGTGGGCCTGCCGCCCCGCGCATCCTTCGAGGAGAACCTATGGCGAAGGACGACATCTACCAGGTCACGACGACCTTCGTCATCACGCTCGATGACCGAGACGTCGAGTACCACGTCGGCGAACTCGTCGATGCCGACGACCCTGCCCTCAAGCGCGTCCCTGATTACTTCGGGCCGCTGGTCTTCAAGCATCGGGCGGCGCCGAAGGCCGAGCCCGTCACCGCCGCAGCTGGCGAGAAGCGAGGCCGCTGATGGGCTACTCGTTCACCAACACTGCCGCCACCACGGCGGCGGTGACCAACCGCTTCGTGACCAGCGTGAACATGGCCAACGGCGCCTATACCGTTGCCAATGCCTCGCCGGTCTGGTCGGGCGGCTGCCTCATCACCGCGACCATCTCGGCCGTCACCGGGAATGACACCCCTGGCACGCTGACCATCGTCGGCACGGACCTGACGGGCGCGGCGCAGACGGAGATCCTGACGCTCGTCGCCGGTGGCGCGGCGACTGGCTCCAAAGTCTTCCGCACCGTGACCAGCGTCACGCAGGCTGGCTGGGTCATCAACGTCGGCAACGACACGATCGTCGTCGGCTGCGCGGCCGGCAACATCGCCTGCGGCAGCCAGGGCACGCTCCAGGGCGTCCTCGTCAACAACACCGTGGCCACGGCCTTCTCCATCGCCGACGCCACGCGGACGATCATCACCGTGCCCATCTCGCAGGCCGCCGGCACCTTCTACAACTTCGGCGCGGGCGTCGACTTCGGCGGCCACCTCAAGGTGCTGACCACGAGCACGAACGACGTGACCGTCATCCATACCTCGACCTCGCCCAGCACCTACGCCCTCTAGGAGACCCCCATGAACCCTCTCCGCCTCGTGCGGTCCCGTCCACGATCCGAGGTCGAACCGCTCGCGGACGGAGCCATCCTGCACACCTACCGCGACGGCTTCCACGAGGAGCTCCGGCTGGGGCCGAACATCTGGCACGTCCGTGTCATCCACGAGGACGGCACCACGGACGAGGACGGCTACGGCCAGAACCTGCTGACCAACGGCGGCCGCGACCTCTGGGACGAGACCTTCGGCCAGCGGCCCGCCAAGGAGGGCACGGCCACGCCGATCTCGGCGACGGCTCTCACCCCCGGCGGCGGCGGCATGACCACCGACCAGTACAAGGGCTGGCGGGTCTACTGCCCGGTCACGGGCATCACGACCCCGCCGGTCTACGGCAACGTCGGCAGCAACAGCGCGACCGTCCTGACGATCGACCAGTGGTGGAACGCCGCCGACGGCACGGGTACCACCCCGGCCAGCGGCAACGCCTACTTCCTCATCCCCGACTGCAAGCCGCGCTTCATGGGCATCACCGAGAACGCCGCCGCGGCCGGCGCCACCGACACCACGCTCACGGGCGAGATCACGACCGGCGGCTGCAACCGTCAGGTGACGACCTTCGCCCATACCGCCGGCACCAGCACCTATACCAGCATCAAGTCCTACAGCGTGACGGGCACCTTCCCGGCCGTCCAGAAGGGCGGCCTCTTCACGGCTGCCAACACGACCGCTGCCGGCATCCTCGTCTTCGAGGCCACCTTCACGTCGGCCAGCGTTATCAACGGCGACACGCTCCAGGTCACCGCGACCGTCACGACTACCGGTTGAGCGTGACCCTCTTCCGCCGCCTGCTGCCGAGACGGCAGGCGGCTACCTGTACGGGCTGCGGGCGGCTGCTCAGTGAGCGCCGCCGCCGGCCCTGCCCATCGTGCGGCGAGACGCGCCGCATCGTGGCCGTCGGCTGGCTCGAGGGCATGGCCGCCCGCGACCGGATGGCCTGACCCCCACAAGGAGGGCGCCTAGATGGCCGTCACGGCGATGCGCGGCTTCGAGGCCGGTGAGGCGAGCGCCGACAGCATCAGCCTCAGCGGCACGGCGAGCTACAGCACCTCGACTTTTCGCACCGGTGCCAGGGCCATCCGCTGCAACCCGGCCTCCGGGGCCAATGGATCCATCTCCGGCCTCATCCAGAGCACCAACTGGCGCCACTTCGGTCTCTATATCGTCACGGCCCCCTCCATCGACCGCGTCATCTCAGGCCTGTCGGGGAGCAGGATCAACGTCAGGCTCACCTCGGCGCCGGCGCTGGCGATCTATAACGACACGACGCTGCTCGGAACGTCCTCGACACTCTCGACCGGCGCATGGTACTGGATCGGCATCCGCCAGTCGACCGGCACGTCGGCGGTCTTCCTCCAGGTGGACGGCGCCGATTCCGTGACCGCGACGGCGACCGTCGGCGGCATCTCGAACGCCGAGCTCGGCTTCACGAACTCCGAGGCCTCGGCGGCCGAGATCTTCATCGACGACTACATCACCGATGACGCCGGCTTCCTCGCCCCGTCCAAGGTCGATACCGCCCTGCCCATCAGCGACAACACGCGCACCGCCGTCACGGGCGGTGCAGGCGGCACGACGAACCTCTGGGACGCCGTCAACAACACGCCGCCAGCCGGCGTCGCCTCGGCGAGCGAGACGGACACCACGAACATCGAGTACCCGGCCAGCCTGACCGAGGACTACATCGCCAACCTCGAGACGTACACGACGCTCGGCATCGGTGCCAGTGACACGGTGCTGGCCGTGCAGTCCATCGTCCGCCACGGCGAGGACATCGCCACCGGCACCAAGAACCTCCAGAACGTCGGCGCGCTGACCAACCCGACCGTCGGCGGCTCGAGCGTCACGGCCGGCAGCGATGGCGGTGCCCACGGCGCCGAGGTCGGCCTCTGGGTCAGCACCTTCGGCACCCTGACCACCAGCCCCTCCGTCACGCTCGGCACCAGCCCGACCATCCGCACCTCGCGCATCAGCGAGTCCCGTGTCGCCTGCATCGACTTCATGGGCATGCTGGTGGCCTGGACGCCGGTGGCCGCCGCCGCCCGCATCCCCTACTCGAGCCCCTACCCCCAACTGCTCGCTCATTGAGGAGGCCCTGAATGGGCGCCATCTACTCCGTGGTCATGAAGGACCAGACCATCATCGCCAGCAGCGAGATGGTGACCATCACGGCCGCGACGGCCATCACCAGCCGCGCCCACACCATCCGCATCCTGCGGGCGTGGTGCAGCCAGGGCGCGACCGAGACGAGCGAGCAGCTCGGCGTCCAGATCGTGCAGCAGGTGACGGCCTTCGGCACCTTCACTGCTGCCACGCCCTCGCCCATGTTCCTCGGTGGCGCAGCCTCGGGCATCGCGGGTGGCACGGCGCAGGCCGCCGCCACGGCTGGCGTGGACTCGTCGGCCAATGCCGCCGGCACGAAGACGGTCCTCATCGCGGACTCCTTCAATAACCTCAACGGCTGGCTCTGGGTGCCGACGCCCGAGGAACGGATCTACGTCTCGGCCGGCCTGACCATCACCCTGGCGATGGTCGGCACCGCCACGGCGCTCGGCAACTGGACGGCCGGCATGGTCTTCGAGGAGCTCAACTAACGTGCCCATCACCCACACGTTCGTCAGCGGCAAGGCGGACGGTGGCGATGCTACCGTCGTCCGCCCGAGTAACTGGAACGCGACGCACTCGGGCAACGCCGAGGTCGGGGCGCCAGCGTGGGTGCCGACCGTCGGCTTCTCGGCCGTCAGTAACGTCACGGGCGGCAACCTGGGTATCAACGGCGGGACGTTCGCGGCCCAGGTCTTCGTCCCGGCTCCGCTCGCGCTCCGCTCCCTCCAGTACCGGAACACCGACACGGCCACGGCGCGAAGCATGGACTGGGGCCTCT